ATTCTTTTGTTGAAAATCCCATAAAAAAATAATTTTAATTTGTTATTGTTTAAATACTAATATCTAAATACTTGTTATTAATTACCAGCTGTTAATCCTATTGTTACTTCAATGTAAGTGTTGTAGCCTTTTGGTAGTACACGCATTTTAACCTTTGTTTTGCTGGTATTAATAATATTTACAGTTCTATCTACCAAAGCTTCAAATCCACTAATTCTATCGCCCATAGTAGTTTTTACTTGTGTTTCAATACTGTTTTCTAAATGCTTTGCATCAATTTCTTTTATTGTGCCATCTTCATTAGTATCTACCTCGTTTTCCAACTCTTCTAAATATACAGCAGTAACCACTTTTGCAGTAGCATCTATTACAGCTCCATGTGCTAATATTCTAAAGTCATCATCGGTTGCCATATTATCAATTCCAAAATAGAAACCTGCTTTGTTTGGGTAGGTTACAAAAGAGATAAAACCTGCATCGTGAAAAACATCACTCGAAAATAATTTTGCAGGAACAGCTGTTACACCTCCTGTAAAACTGGTGTTGGTGTAAACCATTGAAGTTGCTCCACCTGTATATGTACTATACGCATTTAAATAAAGTCCAACAGTATTGATGGCATCGCCTACTGCAACAGGTGCAGTAATGGTAACAACGCCAGCAGCAGAGGTTGCTGTGTAGCCATTGTTTCTACTATTAATAATAGTTTTTAATTTAGTGGCTAACAGTGTTACTGTAGTTTCGGCAGATGTTTTTGTAACATCTCCTACAAATTGCCAACCTGATGCAAACATTGCATTAACAAACATTGCATCTCCATCAACACCAATATTAGTAAATGTGATAGTTGCAGTAGCTCTTACTTCATCAATAGCAGCAATTGTTAAACCATTGCTATCCCCCAATTTTTTTGTACCAATATAAATAGCATCAGTATTTAAAGAGCCATTGGCAACCTTGCCCAATTTAATGTGAGCAGCATACTTAATACTTCTACCAAGTGTTAAGCCAACAGCTGCACCTGTGCCACTTGCAGTATCGCCACACACAACACCAGCAAAACCATTGCTATAAGTGTTTGGTTTAATAACAGATGTACTGCTTTCTGTAGCTATTCTACCTTGTATTAAAACCCTGAAATATTTTGATTTTAAATTTTGTGCAGTAACAAAAGTTTTACTAGCAGTTAAAGCTGCTGCAACATCAACATCAAAGAATGCTGCACCTGCTGCATAGCCAAATGGAGGTTGGCGAAATACACCCAATTTTGAAATACTACCTGCACCAAAATCAATTAACTTGTTAGCATAACTAAGGCTAGTGCTATCAAGCATTTGAGCCATAGTAACTGTTGGTGCTACAAGCAATACATACAATGTTTGGTTGCCCCCAAGTTCTTTATAAAATTCTGCAATTTCTTTGTAAGCATAAGGCTCATTTGTAGGTGTAATTCCTAATTGTATTGCCTCTTTTAAATTGTGGATGATAAGCACATTTCCTTGATTGGCAGTTTGCATACCTGTTCCAATCATAGCAGCTACACCATCAATATTTTGAATGTCTTTTGTAAGGTTGTTATTGCTAAATGCAATATTTAATTTAGGAATACTCATTGTTATATTTTTTTGTATTAATACTGGCTACATTGTTAAAAAAGAAAGCAGGTTTAACTGATTGAACAGTTATTGCTTTTTAATAAAAAAAAGCACTTGAAAATCATCAACACCTGCCATCTCTATTCATTAATTTGCCCTATTGCTAAAGCAGGATTAATATGTTTTATTATGGTCAATTTTTTGTCTTTAGCCCACTTTTGAGCCTTGCGTTTATTAATGTGTAAAACGCCATCACTTGTTTCGTAGCACTTTTTTAAACTATTATTTTGTTCAAAAAAATGTTTTAAAGCATATTCCATTTATACAGTTTTTTCCTCCTCTATAAAAGCCAGTGCTGTTTTTGCATTTTCTACTGCTGTTTTTGCTTTATTTAAAGCTATAGTTGCTGCTCCTTTTTTATTAGGTTCTGCCGTTTCTAAATTGGCTGTTTTCTCTTCAACTAATTTTATTGCTGCATCCACTTGTGCTTTTGCTTTTTCAATAGCTTCATCTTTGGTTAACTTCATCAATCCACTATCGTCTTTGGTTGCTGCTAGAGTTTCAAAATCAGCTGTTACCACTTCAATTACAATAGGATTTCCACCATTTAATTCAACAGCTTTGTTTACTGCATCTTGCACATTGATATGTACTTGCCCATCAGTTGTAACAAAAAATTGTTCCACATTGGGGTGGTGTTCAGCAAATAATTGTGCTGCTGCTATTGCTTGTTCTTTTTGCATAATTTGTTTTTATGATAATTGAATAAATCCTTTAAATGTTGATATTGGGCGTTGCCTTTTTGCAACCTCGTAACCCTCTCTACTGCCATCATCGTTGGTGTTGCCTTCAATGGTGTAAACAATACCATTTTCTACTTTTACTACAAATCCTGTGTGTCCATTACCCCCTGCAAACTCCATTATAAAAATATCTCCTGCTTTTATGCCACTGCTTCTGTTGGGTAGTTTTCTTAATTGGGTGCTATTCCATTGCATCATAACCCCTGCCGTTTTTACAAGTGGATTTTTAATACCCATTTCGCCAGCTGCTTTATTTACACACCAATACACAAATGCCATACACCACGCAAACCCTGCACCTAAGCCTACACTACGCAAATACACATTTACATCTGCACCACCATTGCTACCCCTTGGCACTTCTTCAATGCCATTTTGTGTAAGGGCAATTTCTAAGGCACGTTGTGCCAATGTTTTAGTTAGTGCCATTGCGTTTTTTATCAATAAATAAGTAAATAATAAATCCACTTAATACCAACAGTCCTAAACCAATAATGCTTATTGCAATCCATTTAGATACTTCATTTGTAACTTCAACAGCTTTCCCTTTTTCTTTATCGTCTATTTTGTTATGTGTGTTGGTGTTAATATCAACCCCTTTTTGTTCTGCTGTTTCTGTGTTGGTTTCTGTTGTTTTTTCTTTTGGTTTTGCAATGGCTTCAAGGTCTAAGTCGTAGCCTGTGCCATCTTGCTTTTCGGTAAACTTTCCATTTACGTTAATGCCGTTTGTTTGAATATTAAAAGGCAATAAGGTAAACCCTGCTACACTTTTTTTTGTAGTATCTTTTTTATTGGTAAAAACGCCAATAACCATTTTACTTTTTACAGTATCGCCAAAAAAGGTAGTTTCTTTTTTATGTTCTTTAAATACTTTTTTAGAAGTATCAATAGCCTTGCTGCTACTATCCTGCTCAATTGTTTTTCGAGAAATTACCGAGGCAACTTTTCTATTACAACTTATTGCAAAAAGCAACAGCGTAGCTATCAATATGTTTAATAATATTTTCATTTTAATTGTTATGTTCTGTGCTGCTTGTTTTACTAACAAAACTCATTACTACTCCTGCAACACATAGCCATTGGCTAATTTTATCAATGGGAGGTGGTAATACAAAACCATTTATTAAACTGGGTGCTGTTACCAAGGCTGTTCCAATGCCAGTTAAAAACAAACCCACTTTTAACAAGCCTTTAAACCACTTTTCAGTTGGGGCTTTCCATCTTGCTATAAAGGTGTTTAACTGGTTCATTTTTTATATTTCTTTTTTATAAAATACCAAAGTTCTTTACCTGCAACCCCACACAATCCACAGAATAGTGCAGTAGCTCCTGCCTCAAAAAATTTAGTAAAAAAATGAGGTTCAATCGTTAAATAAAATTTTGTTGCCCCTCCTACACTTCCTGTTATTATTCCTATCCAAGTATCTTGTTTGTGCATCTTAACTACTTTTAAAAAATTGCCTACCTTTTACAATAGGCAACTTTATTTACAAACCAAAACCAACAGCTTTTTTTATTATACCACAGGGCTTACAGCTGCATATACTCCAGCAACCCTACGAATTCTGCCTCCCAATCTTAAATTAGCACTAAACACATCGCCATAGTATAGTGGGTTGCCATTGTCATCAAATATTTTTACATCGCCCAATGCTCTTTCAACAGCACTTTCTACATAAAATAATGATGCTTCACAATCGGCAGCATTGGCAGTAAATGAATCGCTTTGCTCATCAATTACAGTCCACACACCACTTACTTTTCTATATCTTAACACAGTACTTCGCATTAAAATATCAATGTTTTTATACTTGCCTACAATACCAGTTTTAGGGTCGGCAAACGCACCAAAATTTGTTTTTTCGCCTTCACTTAAACTATTAAAAAATTGGTGGTAATGATTGGCAGTTAATAAGGCTGTCATTTTTTGCCCTGTTAAATTGGCTTGAGCAAACTTTTTAGCAACCACATCAAACGCTTCTTTATTCATTCCATTGCGTGTGCCAGTTGCTGTCATATCAATTAAATCAGTATTGGCAGCACCTATACATTCTACTACATTAGTAGCAGCAGGAGCCCATCTATACAACAATCCATCCATAGCACTTTGTATTAATTGTGCTGTATCTTCTCCAACTACGCTTTGTCGTTTATCATAGCTATTCTCATATTTTTCAATGTCTTGTATTTGACGAGGCAAAGCAAAATAAGTATCTAATGCGTAGGTCAATTCACTATCAGTTCTTGTAACTGCTGTTTGAGGAAAACTAGTTAAGTTTTTCTTAATCGTTGCAGGAGCTCCAGCAACTGGTATATGTACTACTTTACCTGCAAGTACAAATTGGTCAACATTTTTACAACGCAGTGCAAATTCATTGTTCTTAAAAAGGTTATTTACTACATCTCTTTGCCAAATTTCTACTTGCAAACCCATAAAAGCACTGCCTTTTGGCATATCAATTACAATAGAGCTGCTTAATAAAGCTCCATAAACTGGCAGCACTGGTGCTGCAATTGCTGTGCTTACAAATAGAGCTGCAACAGCCATAAATAGTAATGCACTTAAAAACTTACTTGTTTTTTTCATTGTTTTATTTTAAATTATTAAAAACTAAATTGTACTACCCACTAGCAACTTACTATTCGCTACTAGCCTTTATACTCACTATTAAACGCTTCTTTAAACTTTTGTTTATACAACTCAAAGTCTTTTGCTTTCAATTCTGCCAATTCGCCTGTTTTGTCAAGCTCGTCCCAACTTTTAGCAGCCAATTTTTTAAAGTTATCATCGCCACTTAATTGAGCAGTTAAACTTACATACACTGGCATTGCTTCAATTACAGCTTTTAATCCTGTAGCATTACCTGCATAATCTTTTTCAAATGTGGCACCTAATGCAGCAGTCAATTTTTTATCTGCAATCCCTTTTGCTATTAAGTCTTTAACTTCTTTTTCGGTAGTAGCAGCTTTTAAATCCTTTAATGCTTTTTCAGCAGTAGCTTTAGCTGTATTAGCAGCAGCCAAATCATTTGTTAAGCCATCTACTTTGTTGGCTTTTGCTATCAAATCATTAATAATAGTATCAACTTCTACTTGTGTAGATTCTGCTTTTAAATTCAATAATGATAATTGAGCAGCAGTAAGAATTACTTGTTTCATATTTTTTAAATTAGTATTTGTAAAATCAGCAAGGTTTATTTCGTTGTTATCCTTGTCATATAATTTGGTTAAACTATTAAAATTCCCTGGCACATCTACCAAGCTACATTCTCTATTATACCATTTAGTAACTGTAACTCCTGTTTGCCCTGCAACTTTCTCATCACTTGTTTCTAGTACATTAAAATGTCCAAAACTGGCAGCGTTTAAAAAACCATTTTCAATTTCATCAACAGTTTGTTGCCCACGTGGGTGGCTTAGGTTGATACAAGGTGTGCCAAATACATCATCTCCTTGCACTCTTAAATTATCCCATTTAACCAATACACCATTATCTCTTTGGTGCATATAATAGCCAATTGGGTTTTTAGCAAATTCACTTAATAAATAACCAGCAGTTAATAAACGAAAACCATAGCTATTTACTGTGCTATCGCTTAGTTTAAACTCCTTGTTTATTTTTTTAAATTTTTCTGCCATTTTATCCTTTTTGTGCTTTGACGATGTAAAACTGCAACCCTTTGAAACGCCCACCAAATAAGGGTTTCAGTACATTACACCTATTGTATTGCAAGGGTTTATTAAGTGTACCATAATGGTTTTCATCATTTCGTAAAAAGGCTTTGCAGGTTCAACTTTGTTGAACTATGGCACTAAAAAAAACAAATACCAAAGAAGAATTAGAACGTAAAAAAAGACTCGCATATACACTGTATGTTGAGAATGGATTTGAGCAAAAAGTAATTGCATCTATTACTGGCATTAGTGAAAAAAGTATTAGCAAATGGAAGCAAGATTATAATTGGGAAGCTGATAAAGAAGAAGCTCGAATGGGCTTTGAGCAACAACGTAGAAGAATAAGAAAGCAGATTGATAGAATAATTGATATATCTGAAAAACGCCCATATCCAAACAATGTTCTTGATAGTAAAGAAAGTTATAGAGTGAACATATTATCAGACTCGGCAAAAAAGCTACAAACCGAATTGTCATTTGCACATAAAGCAGAGAGTGGCAAACAATTTATTCAATACATACAAACTGTATATGGGCAACAAAAAGCAATTGATGTTGTTGAATTATGGCACGAGTATTTAATGGCAACAAGTTAATTTATGAGTATAGTAACTAATAATAAACAAGCACAAATTGAATGGGATAAATTTCGAGAAAGCACTCGAAAAAGTACACCTGTTGATTTAAACGAAACGGCAGAGCAAAAGAAAAAACGTATTGCACAATTAGAAGCCAATCCACAAGAGTGGAAGCAATATTATTTTCCAAAATACTTTAAATACCCATCGCCTGAATTTCATTTAAAAGCCAGTAAAAGGCTACTTAAAAACTTTTTAAAAAACAAGCACTGGTACGAAGTAAGGCATTGGGCAAGAGGGTTAAGTAAATCAACAACCTTAATGTTTGATGTACTTTTTTTAGTAATGACTGGCAAGTTAAAAAACATCATTCTTACATCATCTACTTACGATGCTGCACAAGGTTTTTTAAACAAGTATATGTTGCAGTTGGATAGTAACCAACGTTTAAATAATGATTATGGCAAACAAGAGTTGCAAGGCTCTTGGACGATGGGCAATTTTACTACTCGTGCAGGAGTTAAATTTTTGGCATTAGGTGCAGGACAAAGCCCTCGTGGGAATGGTAATGAAGAGATACGCCCAGACTGTATAATTGTTGATGATTTTGACACAGATGAGGAATGTAGAAACCCTGACATTATCAATAAAAAATGGGATTGGTTTGAAAAAGCATTGTTTTTTACTGTTGATACAGCCGAACCCTATTTGGTAGTTTGGGTAGGCAATATTATTGCCGAAGATTGTTGTGTAGTGCGTGCAGGAAAGATTGCAGATAACAGCGAAATAATAAATATTCGTGATGATAATGGAGTTAGTGTTTGGGCTTCAAAAAATACAGAAGCTGATATTGATTACCAATTAAGCAAAGTAAGTTGGGAAGCTGGGCAACAAGAACTATTTAACAACCCAGTAAGGCAAGGTAGCACGTTTAAAGAAATTACATACAGCACTTGCCCACCATTAAACAAATTAGAATTTGCCATTGCTTATGCCGACCCCAGCCCAAGCAATAGAGACAAACCAACCTTAAAAAGTAAAGCACAAAATAGTTGTAAAGCTGTGGCATTGTTGGGCTACTATCAAAATAAATATTTTCTATACAAATGCTTTGTAGATAACACTACCAACGCCAATTTTATAGACTGGCTATTTGCCATTAAAAACTATGTAGCCAACAGCACACAGCTTTACATTTATATTGAAAACAACACACTACAAAACCCATTTTACGAGCAGGTGTTATTGCCTTTGATTTTTGAAAAAAGCAAAGAATACAACCAACCCTTATTTGTTACACCTGATAGTGCCAATAAACCTGATAAATGGTTTAGAATTGAGGGAACGCTTGAACCTATAAACAGACTGGGGCAATTGATATTTAACGAAAAAGAAAAGGACGATAAAAATATGCAGCGAATGGAATCGCAATTTAAAAGTGCATCGCCCAATAGTAAACAATTAGATGGTTGCGATGCTGTGCAAGGTGCTGTTAAAATTATTCAAAATAAAATATCATTTATTACAGCAGGAGGCATTGAAACATTTGAACGACCCACCAACAACAAACGTTATTAATTTAAACATTTAACACTAAAAATTTAATATTACTTATATATGGCAGCAATTACAAAAGATGATTTAAAAACCCATATTTATCCTGAAATTACAGAGATAATTACAAGGGCAGATGATACCATTGTAACTACTGCCATTGCAGCAGGCGAAGGCGAAGTAAAAAGCTATTTAAACAGGTTTGATGTTGCTATAATGTTTGGTGGCTCATTCAACAACGAATACTTTAAAAACATTGT